ATTGGTGGGTCTAACGGTTCTGGTAAAAGCTCAATCATCGAAGCAGTAGTGTGGGGTATCTTCGGTAGAACAATCCGCAAGTCTACTGAGGAGGCTTTGATTAATGTATACGATACTAAGAACTGCTCTGTACAGATAACCCTAAATAACAATATAGTAATCCATAGAAGTAAGAAACCCACATTCCTTAGATTCCATGTAGGGGAAGAAGATAAGACTCAAGAGAGTAGCACTAAAACTCAAGAGCTAATTGAGTCTCTATTAAATACTAATTACAAAACATTCCTAGCATCTACGGTTTTCGGGCAGCATAATAGTGTAGATTTTATAGATGCTACCCCAGAAGATAAACGCCTTATAATAAAGAACTTTTTAAATTTAGATGAGATATTTAATAAGAGAGATACAGTCAAAAACCTTAAGTCTAAGTATAGCACAGATACGAAAACTTTGGATGCGCTTATCCAAGATTCTAAAAATTCCTTAAGTAAGGTAGACCAGAAGCTTTTATCCTTAGAAGACGGGGAGAAGAAATTTTTTGAGGATAATAGTGTAACCGAGGAAATACTAACAAAGTTTTCTTTAGAAGAGATATTAAATTTAGAAAATAAAATTAAAGAAAAAGAAGAAAGTTGGGTAGAGTTACAAAGACAGGTAAAGTGGGATCAAGATGAGTTACAGACAAAAAGCAAAGAATTAGAAAAGATAAAAAAGAATAAAAATAAAACCATATGCGACCAATGTGGTAGTTCTGGATTAATTGACCCAACTCAAAAAATAAATAAATTAAATTCTGAAATTGGAAGTCTAGAGGATAAAATAGAACTAAGCAAAACTAATATTACTAATCTTAAACAATTAATAAAAGAAGATAAGGATAGTATTATTATTCCATCATCAAAATATAAATTGATTATGGATTGGAAAGAATTAAATTCTCAAAAGAAATTTTTAGAACTTAGTAAAACAGATATAGTAGCAAAGATTGATAATTTAAATATTGATAAATCTAATGTGCTAAGAAACTTAGAGATTATGAAGTTCTGGGAGAAGGCATTCTCTGAGACAGGACTAATAAAATATATTATTAGAAATATTTTAAATTACTTAAATGGAAAAATAAATTATTACTTATCTTACTTATCCAACGGTAAGTTCATAATTAAATTTGATGAAGAATTAAACGAGAAAATCTACACAAATGGAAAACAATTGTCTTTTATATCCCTGTCGGGTGGAGAAAAGCGTAAAATAAGCCTAGCAGTTATGTTAGGTCTTCAAAGTTTACTCTCTAACACTAAGAAAGACAGCACTAATATAATGTTTTTAGATGAAGTTGGAGAAAATTTAGACCAAGATGGTTTAGATGGACTCTACATACTACTATCTGAATTAAAGAAAGATAAAACTTTATTCATAATAACACATAATAATTATCTTAAATCTTTAATAGATAATTGTAAGGTGTTAACTGTGACAAAGCAACACGGTGTGTCATATCTATCAAGGAGATCACAATGATTACTCAACTCAATAAACTAGGTCAAGAAATTTTCGAATCACGCTATGCCTATCCCGGGGAAACCAAATGGTCGGATAGAGCAAAAGTAATAGCTAAGGTAGTTTCCTCAGCAGAAAAAGATGAAGATAAAGAAAGAGTAGAAAAATCATTCTACGAATCACTTGCCTCTGGTGATTTTATTCCCGGTGGTAGAATTATCTATGGTTCAGGTAGAAGCCGTAGACAGAATCTACTAAATTGCTTTGTGATTATTCCTGAAGATAATGTTGATTCCATTGGCAAAACCGTCATGGATATGTATAGAATATCATGTGCAGGCGGTGGAGTTGGATTTAATGTTAGTAAGATTAGACCTAGAGGGGATGATATAGGTAATGTTGCTAACTCTGCTCCGGGAGCCGTATCCGTATTGCAGATGATTAATGAGGTAGGTAATCATGTGCGTGCAGGTAAAAACCGTAGAACTGCATTGATGGGTATTCTTAATGTAACTCACCCAGACATTTTAGAATTCCTCCATGTAAAGCTAGACCAAAAGCAGCTAACTAACTTTAATATTTCTGTAGCGATTACTAATCGTTTCTTAGAAGCTATAGAGTTTAATGAGCCTTGGCACTTTACATTTAATAATAAAGAATACTATTGCTATAATGTTGCCAGATACAGCACAGATAGTGACGGTGCTTCAACACAAACTGAAAATATAACTGTTGTCGCTCTCAATGAGCAGGATGCTATAGCTAGAGCAAATAACTTCCATAAGATTCGCTGGACCGATACATTTGGTATTGTTGGTAAGCAAGACTTCCGTGCTCGTGACCTTTGGGACAAAATCTGGAAGAATGCTGTAGAGAGCGGTGATCCCGGTATCTACAATATAGATCTTGCAAATGCTTACACAAATGTTTCTTACTTTGAAAAGTTAGATTCAACTAACCCTTGTGGTGAGATCAGTTTACCTAGCTACGGCAACTGTTGTTTGGGTAATATCAACCTAAACAATATGGTTAATGAAGATAACACAGATGTAGACTGGAAGAGACTTGCAAAAACAATTCGGAATGGAGTTAGATTCCTAGACAATGTTCTTACTGTAAACTCATTCCCTACTGAGGAATGCAAACAAGTAGGTGAGCGTTCACGCCGTATTGGTTTGGGTGTAACTGGACTTCACTACATGCTAATTAAACTTGGCATTAAGTATGGTTCTGAGAAGTGTTTAGAGTTCCTAGAACGCTTGTTCTCCACCATCCGTGACGAAGCCTACATGCAATCTGTTTACTTGGCTCGTGACAAGGCTCCATTCCCAGCGTTTGATTCTAAGCAGTATTTGAAGGAAGAGTTCGCTAAGACTTTACCTGCTAGAATTAGAATGTTGATAAAGAGATACGGTATTAGAAATGCAGTTATGCTTACCATACCACCCTGTGGCACTATCTCTATGCTTCATGGAGTATCCAGCGGTATCGAGCCTATCTTTGCGGCAATGTATCATCGTCGTTGGAGACACGCTAATGTTTGGAAGGAAGAGGTCGTTGTAGATCCTTTGTTCCAAGAGTATTATAATCAAGGTAAAAATGTTGATGTGTTCGTAGGTGCATACGATGTTACACCAGAAGAACATATTAAGGTTCAAGCTACCACACAAAAGTATATTGATTCCTGTATAAGCAAAACAATCAATTTACCTGCTACGGCAAAGCCAGAAGATTTTAATCAAACATCTTTAGACTATGCTCAGTATCTAAAAGGCTTTACAGTTTATCGTGCGGGATCAAAAGGCCAAGAACCTTTGGCAGCTATCCCACTAACTAAAGAAAATATTGAAAAGTATATGGGTAAGCCAGTAGAAGTAGGTGTAGCAGATGGTCAAGCATGCTCCATGACAGGAGGAGGTTGTGGTAGCTGATGGCTGTCTATCAATACGCATGTGATGATTGTTTGGTTTCTTGGGAGCGCGAGTGCTCTATAGGTAAAGCTCCCAAGAAAACCAAATGTCCTGAGTGTGGTAAACGCTCAGAAAGATATTTTGATAGCATAACTTTTAATTTTGCTGATGACGGTATTGGAGGTCAAGTTAATAGAGGAGCTTTAGACTTCCATAGTGTAAAACAAAGATACCGTAAATTTGCAAAAGAAGGTTATGACAAGACGGCTGCACATACATTTTTAAGAAGATCTATTCGTGAAACTGAAGGTAGACTAACAGACACTAGGGCTAGATACAAAAATGTAAACATTGATGTAGCCAAGATGGCACAAGATGGTCACGCCAAACCTGTTGGAGAAAAGAAAGCTAAAGAGAAAGCAGAAACTGCAAAAAAATTGAGCGAGAGAGCATTTGATAGGATGGTAGCTGAGAAGACAAGAAAACCAAAATGACATATCAATACAACGAGAATATTCAAAGAGCAATTTTGTATTTCATGAAGTCTAGCAAAGACTTCTACTTACAAATCGTTAACCTTGTAAAGCCTGAGTTCTTTGAGTTCCCCTGCCATGGTAAGATGTTTACTATCGTAATTAACTATTACGATAAATATCATGAGCTTCCTTCAGACTTGTTCCTGTTGGAAGAAGTAAAGAAATCACTTACAGCTCGGGAAAATATTTCTGATTACGAAGATGAACTTAGTTACATAAATTCATTAGACACTTCCACGATCAGCAATCCTGACTATGTAGTTGATTTGATTGAAGCCTTTGCTAAGAAGGAGGCAATGAAAGCAGCTATTGCTGAGAGCATTACTTTGATCAAGGAGAATAAAGTAGAGCAGGTTGAAGATATCGTAAGAAAGGCTTTGCTTGTTGGTAAGTCTGTCAATACAGGACAAAATTACTTTGTTGATTTCTCTGATCGTTGGGAGCGAGTCTTCTCTCAAGGTAAGGATCTTAAGAAGTTTAGAACTGTATTCCCCTCTATTGATAAGTCTTTGGAAGGCGGATTAGGATCTAAAGAGTTGGCGATGGTTGTAGCTCCTCCGGGAGTAGGTAAGTCTTTGTATCTAGTCAATCAAGGGGTTCAGGCTTTGATTGATGGCAACAATGTGCTTTACATTTCTTTGGAGATGAGTGAAGACAAAATCGCTCAACGATTCGATTCAATCATGACTTTGATCCCACAAAATAAGCTCAAAGATCCTAAGCATCAACTTACTGTAAAGGAACGCTTGGATAAGTTCCAAGAGGTATTTAAAGGTAAGCTGGTAATCAAGGAGTATCCAACCTTGATGGCTTCTGTAAATAATATTCGTAGCCTTCTTGTCCAACTAAAGAACTACCA